CATCACTGTATTTGGTCCTATTGTAGTACTCACATGCCCCTTTCTCGGCCGCGATGTTATTAGAAGACTTCAATAAAAAGTACTGAAATCTCTCTGTTAAATCATGGACAAGTTGCCATGCTTCTGGTTGATCGTATTTTAACTTGTTCTTTGCAAGATAGTGTGCAAGACCAATGTAACCAATACCAAGACTTCTACGTGCAATTGTCGATCTCTCTGCCGCTTTAACTGGATATTGTTGAAAGTCGATTAACTCTTCTAATCCTCTAACTGCAAGGTCACATATCTCTTCGAACTCATCTTCTTTAACAATGCCAACGTTAACTGCTGACAAGATACATAGAGCAATCTCACCTCTACCATCAATATGATCGATAGGATCAGTTGGTAATGTAATCTCTTGACATAGATTACTCATGCTTACCTTGTCTTTAAAAGAACTATGAGTGTTACTGTGGTCTATATTCATGATATAGATTCTACCAGTCTCTGCTCTCTCTTTTAGCAAGTCTTGAAATAAATCTCTTGCACTTATTTTTGTTTTAGGGATTGAATATGCATTTTCATATTTCTGATATAACTCATCGAACCCGTCACTCCCGAAAGATTCGTAGAGACCAGGAACATCATGAGGACTGAACAAAGTAATATCTTCATTTTTTAAGAACCTCTCATAAAATAATTTACTAATCTGAATACTGTAATCTAATTTTCTGACTCTGTTGTCTTCTGTTCCTTTGTTGTTTTTAAGAACAATAATGTCCTCAATCTCTTGATGCCAGATTGGAAAATGTACAGTTGCACTGCCACCTCGGACACCATTTTGCGTACAACATCGTACAGTTGATTCGAATTTTTTGAGGAAAGGAATGACGCCAGTGTGCTGTACCTCACCTCCTCTAATTTTACTGCCGATGCCTCTAATACGTCCAGCATTGATTCCAATGCCTGCCCGTTGTGCAACATATCGCCCAATTGCCATGTCTGAAGAGAATATGGATTGGAGTGAATCATCTGTGTCGACGAGAACACAAGAGGCGAATTGGCGGAGTGGAGTTCTGACTCCTGCCATGATAGGTGTCGGTATGTTAATTTTGTAAGTCGATATGGCATCATAGTACCGTTTAATGTATTCAAGTCTATTCTCCTTGTATTCTTTGAATAGTGTCATTGCGATTAACATATACATGAATTGTGGTGTCTCGTATATGTCACCACTACTTCTATCTTGTACAAGATACTTGTCTACTACTTGCTGTAGACCTGCATATGTAAAGTCAAAGTCTCTGCTATGTCTTAGGTATGAGTTGATTTTCTTTAACTCTGCATCGTCATAGTAACTGAGTATATCTCTGTCATATACACCCTTCTCTATGTTTCTTTCAATCAACTCTTTTAGGTCTGGATAGATTTCTGCATCTTTCCATTTGGTGTTAAAAACTTGTTTCTGTACTGCAAACAATAATAGTCTACTTGCGACAAATTGGTAATTAGGTGATTCTAATGAGATTAAGTCACTTGCTGACTTGACTAGAATCTTTTGTATTTCTTTTGTAGTGATACCATCAAAGAATTGAAGACCACTATTCATTTCTACTAACGACTCAGATACACCTGTAATTCCTCTACAGGACTTCTCTACCATCTTGTGAATTTTATCTAAGTCTATTACTACTTTACTGCCGTCTGATTTGACTACTTTGATTTCTGCATTCATGTTCTCTTGTACTCCGTTAACTGTAATTTTGCTGAGAGACCCGTCAAACTACAATTATTAATAATTTCTACCACTTCACTTTCTGACAAACCAGACATTATCATGTCATTTATGTCTTTACAGTCTTTGACTCTTTTATCGTTCCAAATGCAGACTTTAAACCCAAGGTCAATGACCTCACTGATCTTCTTAACTATCTCAAGATTTCTCGGTTCGTTGTCGTATATGAGTATCGCATCTGCTTTATATTCGTCACTTAGTTTTTTAAAATCACTCCCTGCGACTGCTATACTATTCGGGAGGAATAGACTATCTATGGGGCCTTCTGTTACATAGATTGTCTTCGTTCTGTCCACTTTATGTTGATTGAAGATGAGTGGAACATCATCTTGAAATCTAAGAGTCAAGTATCTTAGAGGCGAATTATTTATTGCTCTGCCTGATACCCCTATTAGTTTCCCATTCTCATCATAGAATGGCAGTAAGATTCTAGGATCATTGCCAAGTACTCTGTCTTTGTACTTAGCATTTAGGAATGATAGTATTTGAGCATTGTCAACATACCATAGACCTTCTAGTTTCTCTTCAGGTACTTTTCTGTCGAGTAGATACTTTCTAGCAACTGCTTTTTCATTCACAGGGAATGCAATTGCTTTAAGTGATTCTGACTGTACAGTTTTATTTAGAATATCTGTTCGTGGGGTGAACTTGAATTTCGACGATGGAGGTAACTTTTTTTTCTTTGGTTTACGACCCGTCTCTGTTAACCATTCTTTCACGTATTCTCGATGTATAGTAGGAAAATTATCTTTAAGAAAGTTTACACTTGATGTAGATTTACCACAGTTATGACATTTATATATCAAACTGTTTTCTATAACAAAATGATAACCACGTGCTTTGTACTTATTCTTCTGCGAATCACCACAGTAAGGACATCTGTGATTCAGTGTGTTTTCATTGGTCCATTTCGCCAAATCGAGATTTGACAAGACCATAGAAAGATATTTCTTTTCTAACCATAGCATAGTATTAGTATACTACAATATTACTCTTTTTTAAAGTCTTTTTTCCCAAATTTTGCTACTTTATCTTTAGGCACTTGAATCACGTATTTGTTCTCTACAACTTTAGGTGTTTCTTCTTCTTTCTTACGTGCTATAAGACCAGTAGATGATACTAATAGTAGTACTGCTAAGGGATCAAATACGAATATCAATGCATAGATTACCCATCTTACTGCATTGTCAAGCATATCGTTAGTAGCATCATCTCCATAAATAACTTCAGCAACATATTTGATAGGACCTATCTTGCTGTCTTGCTCAAGTTGTTTTCTTTGAATTGGTAGTTTTTCTTCTGTGTATTGTGTAATCAGATCAATAGATGTATCAATGTCCTCTGCAATCTGCTGTCTTTCGTCTCTCTGTTGTCTATTGATATAGTTTCTGTCTTGTGGACGACCCGTGGTGATCACCAGATCGAGTCCTGTGATTCTATCTTGTAGTCTAGTTATCTTTGACTCTTCTGCTTCTATACGAGTGTCAAGTATTGATAATTCTAAAGTGTTACCATCTCCAACAAGGGCAGTTTCGATGTTTGCTTTCGACAGGTATCCAAAAATACCAAGTGATGTAATCAACATCAATACTGCTACTGACGTGAGTAGATAGTATTTTAGATAGTTTAGTTTTTCCCAAACAAGGTGTAAATATGCCGCGGTAACCAGTTTACCAAACTCTAATGCAGTCATCATAACGACTGTACCCATATAAGCACCAGCAAAGATTGTTGCCATTCCTATTACAGAAAAGTATGCCGCAATACCTGCTATGACAATCGAGGTCACCAAGGCAAGGTAGTTTAAAAACTTAATCATACTTAATTATAACGTTTTTGTAGCAATTTGTATAGAGACTTTGCATCTTTCTCATTCTTACGTCTATACAAAGTTTTAGAATGTTGCAAAGGGTGATCAGTTGATACTGCTGAACCAGTTGAATTCATAGGTGCATCTTCTTTTATCATATCAAAGTCTAAGTACTCTATGAGTTGATCTGCTAATGAGATACCTGCTCTGATATCAGAAGGGTAATGTAGACCTGCTCTTACTCTACCCATTGCACTTTTATCGGCCGCTTCTCTTAATTCGAACTTTAGATCTGGATATAGTTTTCCATAATAGTTTGCTACCATGTATGGTTGTGTTGTATGACCAGATGGATATGATGGTGTACCAGAAGTTTCTGTATTGTACTTGTCGTAATCTATACCCAATGCCTGTGCTACTTGAAAGGGTCTTGGTCTATTGTAATGATTCTTGTAGTGTCGAATCACATGCTTAGATTGTTCTGTAATGGTATCGATTTTCTTTTGATCCCACTCTCTATCGTTTTCATCGAGTACTTGTGTAATGTAATGAGAACCATCTACGTCTGTTAACATGTACTCTTCTTTCTCTTCAGGAGTTGTAGCATCGTACATCTTCTGAATGGTCCTAATCTCTTCGAGTGTTTGCTTAGATGAGTTACGAGGTGGTTGTGTTAAAACAACAC